GACGTAGAAGTCATCGCTGAAGTCGTTGTCCGGCTTGCCCACGGGGTGCAGGCGCAGCGGCTTGGCGATCGTCAGCAAGTCGGTGCCCACGCCCGAGCCCACTTCCACGCGCGCCTTCGTCTCGACCACGCCACCCAGGAGGGTTGCGCCCGAGGCGGTGCCGCCGGTGGAGACCAGGGTCACGCTGTTGGCCACGACGCCCGGGTCACCCGCGGTCAGCGTGATGCCGGTCGTGAGGCCGTTCAGCTTGGCCTTGATGCCGCCCAGGTCCTGGCGCAGGAGCGCCAGGTTGATCGCGGTCACCAGGTTGTCCATCGACTCGGCCTTCGTGGCGCCGACCTTGACCTGGCCGATGGCCGAGGCCTTGGCTGCCTGGAAGGTGAACGCGGTGCCGCCGATGGTGACGCTGTCGCCCACGGCCGGCGGGGTCGCCGCCCAGATGACGCCGCCCGAGGCTTGCACGCCGTCGGTCACGAGCGTGGCGCCTGGCATGGTCTTCACCATGTTGCGCAGGGTCGTTTCGGCCAGAGGGGCCTTCACGACCAGCGTGCGGCCCATCACGAGTTCGTTGATGGACGACTTGCCGAACTGGTCCACTTCGACCTTGTGGGTCTCCGTGGTCACTTGGACTTCGACGCCGCCCTGGGTCAGACCCAGGTCATCGCCGTCGAGGTAGAGCTTGCAAACGCCGAGCTTGACGTTCTTGGAACTGGATGCCATTTCTGTTTATTCCCTGTTTGTGTGGTTGACCGAGTAAGTCAGTGGTTACTAATTCTATGGCTTTAGGCCTGCGCTGGCAAGTTCAGGCCGTCTCCACGTAGTGGCAGGCGACGTCGACCTCCAGCTCCCAGTACGCGCCGGCGGAGCGCCGGTACACGCGCGGCTCGTTCTCGGGCAGCGACTGCTTCACGAGCAGGCCCGGGATCTGGGTCTCGCCCTGGATGGTGAGCGCGGCGGAGATCTTCAGCGCGAGCGCCTCGGCCTTCTTCATCTCGGTGCCGCGCACGACGATGCGGAACTCGGCCGCGCGGTAGCCCGGCATGTAGTGGTTGATCGGGGTGCCGTAGTAGCTGTTCATCAGCAGCACGCCGTCCTTGCAGGTGGCCGGCATCTCGTACTCGAAGATGGTCTTGCCGACCTTGCCGCAGCCCTTGGACTCCAGGTAGTCGGCGATCTTGTCGAGCTTCATTCGTCTCCTCCAGCGCTCTCGCGTTCGTAGTTCATGTTGACCATCCGGGCGTCGCCGGTGACGCGCCGGACCTCGACCAGCATCTCGTCCATGAAGGTCTTGCTGCCGTCCTGGACCGCGCGACGCAGGAAGCGGCCGCCGACCTTCTTGCCGGTGGCCTCCTTCTTCAGGAGCGAGCCCATGCCGAGGTTGTATTTGCCGGAGCCGTAGGGCTTGAGCTCCTCTTCCATCAGCCAGGCGTAGTCGCCCAGGTCCCCGGTGCCGCTGTAGCGCGCGGCGTCCAGGTCGATGTAGACGGAGTAGCTGTTGCGGCTGCCGTCCTTGGTGGTCATCATCTCGATGTTCCGCTCCAAGAGGCCCGTCCTCACCGGCGCGTACTCGCGCGCCAGGTCGCGCACCTTCAGCGCGCGGCGCTTGGCCTTCAGGTGCATCCCCTTCACGGCCTTCAGGCCGATCTGGCGGATGTTGGCCTCCAGCTGCTGGGGGTTGAAGTCGATGACCAGCGGCATGGCCTCAGACCCAGGCTTCGCAGCGGAGCTCGTTGTGGTCGTGCTGGCCGGTGACGGTGTAGCGCGCGTGGATCGAGGTGACCATCACCTTGTGGCCGAGCACCATCAGGGCGTCGCCCTTCTCCACCGGCGTGCCGGGGCGCACGAGCACCACGACGTTGGAGGTCTGCTCCAGCGCCGAGCCGTGCGAGCCGCTCGAGTCGGTCCGCACGGTGGTGTGGTCGTCGCTGAAAATCAGCTTCACCGGGGCGACCTTCACCCGACCGATCTTGGCGAGCTTGGGCTGCCCGTAGCGGTCGGTGGACTTGCGATCGAGAATGTCGACCCAGAGCGTCGGGAAGATCATGCGCGCCCGATCCGGGTGCGCGAGCGCACCCAGCGCGCGAGGACGCGGCGGGTCTCGGCGCACACGCCCCCGTAGTCGAACGGGCGGGTGGCGCCGAAGTAGTTGCTCGACTCTCCGACGGTCTGGGACTGGATGCCCGCGCGGCGCAGCGCCTGCAGGGGGTCCGCCACCAGGATGTCGTTGGCCTCGACCAGCTGGGCCTTCTTCAGCGCCTTCATGAGGCGCGTGTCCAGGCGCATGATCTGCGCGCTGTCCAGGTCGCGCAGGCGCGGCGGGTCGTTGAAGATGCTGCGGATGATCGTCTGGTCGTTCTGCCACTCGATCACCACGGGCATCATGCGGATGCGCTCGAAGGCTTCCGACAGGGCGCGCTGGCGCACGGCCTGGTCGGTCTGGGCCGCCCACCCCGACATGGTCTCGTCGGTGTAGAGCTGCGCCTCGAGCACGGCCTGGTAGTAGGTCTGGAAGCTGTTGATGCCCGGCACCAGGAGCTGCGAGCTCTCCAGCACGTGGGCGGCTTCCAGGTAGGTCGTGCCGGCGGTGTCGACCACCTCCAGCTCGACCACGCGCACGCCGCGCAGTTGCGGCGGCACGAGGGTGTTCTGCGGGGCCGCGGTGGCGACAGCGACGCTGTCGGCACCCGCCTCGGGAAGCGCGACCGCGGCCCAGTCGGCGATGAGGTTGCCCTCCTCGTCGTGGACGCGGGCGCGCAGGGCGGTGGGCGCCAGGACACCGTCTCCGGCCGCGAGGCTGAAGACCGTCGTGACGGCCGTGCCCGACTTGTAGGTGTCCATGGCGCGCTCCGCCTTACTTGGCCTGGGCGGCCAGGATCTTGGCCATCAGCTCGGCGATCGAGTTGTCCTTCAGGCCCAGGGGATCGGCGATCTCGCGGATGCCCTTGATGCCCGAGGCGTCAGCCACGGCGGCGAGCTCGTCCTGGGTCCAGACCTTGGCGGCGGCGGGCGCCGGCGGAGCGTCCGGGATGTGCTTGAGGTCGGCGACCTGGCGCGGCGCGGTGTGATGCGCGTCCAGCAGCTCCTGCGTGGCCGAGGGGTTCTTGCCTTCGAGCGTCTCGATCTGGACCAGGCCAGCGAGCGAGCGCGCTTCGGCCGCGCTCACATCTTCGATGGACACGCCGTCGGCGAATTCGACAGCACCGAACTGACCGGTGAAACCAGCCCAGCCGGGCTCGACAATCTTGATCTTCATGGAGAGGGTTCCCTTTGGGGTAATGGGGTTGGATGAAAAACGGGGGCACGAGCCCCCGTTTTATAAGTCACCACTGACTTACCAGACGTCCTTAGACGTTGGTGATGGCCTCGAGGCGGGCGACCGACTTCGTGCTCTTCAGCGCGGCGCCGACGTACCACTTGAGGCGGGTGCGGGTTGCGTCCTTGTTCTGGACGGTGCCGATCGCTTCGACGCGAACGCCGGCTGCATCGCCACCGTACAGGCCGTGGAAGCCGTCCAGCTCGTTCGCGCGCACGGCGTAGACCGAGCACAGACCCGTGCCAGCGCCCTTGGTCTCGTTCGACGGCAGGAAGTCGTTCACGAGGATCGGCGTGCCGTTGTGGGCCAGGACCGGGTTGTCGAAGTTCTTGTGCTGGATCATCGACGCGGTGTTGCCGCCAGCAGCGCGCACCAGAGCGGTGTAGGCGCGGCGGGTGCCCGAACGCATCATCAGGAAGTCGGCACCGTTCGGCACGGCGTCGATCAGCTGGTCCAGCATGCCCAGGGTCAGGGCGGCACCGGTGGCGCCGGCCGTGATGGTCTGCGGGGCGGTCGTGAGGACCTTCAGGCCGTCGAATTCCTTCGGACGGGCCACGTTGTCGCCGTTCACGACCGAGTCCTGGAACGTGCGGGCGAGCGCCTTGGCCTTGAGGCCAATTTGCGTTGCCAGCTGGTTCTCGGTGTCGCTCATGGTCTCGGCCAGGAACTTGTCGACGTCCACGTCACCCGCGAGGATGCGCAGCTTGGTCACGACTTCCGTGAAGTCGCCGGTGCTTTCGGGCACGGCGTCGTTCGGGTCGAGGTAGCTGACGGACGGCAGCGTGTTTTCACGGTGGTACACGTACGCCTTGCCTTCCGTCTTCACGAAGGGCAGGAGGCCGAACAGTTCGTTGACCGTGATGATTTCCTCGATGATGCCCACGACCACGTCGTTTTGGGACAGCATCTCGGCGGTTGCTTTGAGCAATGGCATTTCTCTTTTTCCTCTTGTGTGACAGCAAGGTTAGTCAGTACTTACTGATTCTATTTGCTGCCGGATTGTTTGGCAATGTTTTTCAGGCCCTGCTCGATCCGCGCGATGCCCGTGAGGGAATCGTTGCGCTCGACGACCTTGGCCTTCGTGGTGGTGCTGCCGGCACCCGGCTTCACCTTGGAACGGTAGAGTTGATCCTTGTCCGGGTCCGCGTCCACGATCTTGCGCAGCGCCTCGTCGAAGCTCAGGGGGTTGCCGGCCGCGTTCACCAGGGGTGCGCGATCGGCGGCCGAGGCGGGCTTGTCGTAACCGACCACCACGCCATCCTTGAACTCGAAGTGCGATCCGTAGAGCGCGCGGGCTTTCGACACGGGCAGCGTCAAGTCTTCGCCGATGAAGCTCGACTGGCTGAACGAGCCGCCGACCGTGAGGTCCGCGATCTGCTTCTGCAGCTGGGCGTTCGCCTGGGCGGCCGCCTCGACCTGGCTTTGCAGCGTGGTCTTCTCGGTCGCGTGGCTGTCGGCCATCTGCTTCTTCAGCTTCTCGTAGTCGCCGCGGGCTTCGGCCTGCTTGCGTTCTGCTTCTTCTGCGTCGGCCAGCATCTGGCGGACCTTGGCGATGTCCAGACCCTCGAAGTCCTTCAGCTTGGCAGTCACTTGCGTCAGCTGTTCGTTCGCGGTCTCCAGCGCGCGCTTCTTGTCCATCACCTCCTTGAGCAGCTTCGCTTCGGCGTCGCTGGGCTTGGCCTTGCCCTTGTCGCCTTCACCTTCGCCGCTGCCGGAGCCCTGGCCTGCGCCCGCGCCTGCACCTTCGCCCTGACCGGCTTCACCGCCCTCGCCAGCACCTGCGCCCGCGCCGGCGTCACCGCCCGCACCAGTGCCAGTACCGCCAGCGTCCGAACCACCTTCGCCAGCGGCGTCCATGAGTCGGTGCAGTTTCATCAGTCGTTGAATTCGGGTCATCTATCTTTCCTTGTGGCCAGTCACTCGGCCGTTGTTGAGGTTTGCGGATCGGTCTCTTGATCCACGGTTACGCGGCCAATTCCTTGGCCGTTTTCTGTGTGGCTGCGGCTTTCACCGGGTCAGCCTTCTTCCCGCCCGGGGCCGCGGGTGCGCCCAGGCCAGGTTCGATCTTTGGGGGCCAGCTCTTCAGGGCCGCCTCGAGCTTTTCCTGCAGCTTCTTGGGCGCCGCGGGGAACAGCTTCTTGATGACCATGCGCATCTGCTCGCGGCGCACCTCGTCGGGGGCGGCCAGCAGGTTGAGCCGCGCGGCGATCTCGAACTCGTCGTAGATGCCGCGCACG